TATTTGTAATGTTTGTAGAGCTGCTGCGAATGCTCCATCATTTGGAGCAAATACAGTAAATGTTCCTGCTGCTTGAAGTGCTGTTACCAAGTTTGCTTTAGTAACTGCTTCTTCTAACACAGTGTGTGTAGGACTTGCAACAATTATTGAAGCAACACTTGTTGGAATAGAAACTGCTGGTGGTGGTGACGGCGGTAATGTAATTCCGGGGAATGGCCATTCTGATTTTAGGTTAAGAGGAATGTACTCTGGATTTTGCTTGAAGCCTCGTTTAACGTATGATTCTGGAATAGGGAAAAGTTTGGTATGTTTCCCAGATTTCGGTTTGTAGTCTCCCCATTCTTCGTTGAACTTGTCGAATCTAATTAAGTCCTGTCTACGATTTCCTTCCATGAACAGTTCACGACCTTTTTCATTTAAGAATTCTTGTTCAGTAAGCGATGTATACTCAGGCATACCAACTCTTTTACGAATCATGTTTACATCTTCAAGTGTATGCTTGTTGCTCCAATCATTTGAGAGTCTGGCTTTTGCTTCTGCACGAACTAAATAAATTTCAGCAAGCCTCATAAACATTGTTTTACCTGCCATATTACCAAAACCTTTATCACCGATAGCTGGTCTAGGTTTGTTCAAACGCGCTCCTGCAAATCTGTGTGCATTTGGCCAAAGTTCATTTAATTCTACTGAATATGAAACTTGTGCTCCTCCTTGTGCAGCTCCAGTATCCGGGAAAGGTCTTGCCATACTATCCATCATAGGTTTACCGGTTGGAGTGAATTGTGGTCCGATTTCGAAATTCCGTCTACGTGGATCATTTGTAGCGTGCATTTTTACAAATTGTGGTTGAACCATGTATCCATTGCAACCTCCACCGCACCACATTTCTTTGTGATCCCATGAGTTATCCGAAGCATAATGAAAAGACATAGCTCTAATATTTATACCAGTTTCTGACAAGTTAGGATCCATAAACTTTTTCTTATATTCAGAATTAACTTCGCCGTATCCTGAACTGTACTGTCCAAGTTGTAACATAATTTCTGGGTTGTCGTGTTCATTTGGTGCGAATAAAGCGTCGTATCCAGTTAAAAAATCAGGATCATTTTTAAAGGGTTCAAGTGTAGTATCGCGTTTTGCTAAATTCTTATATTTGACTGTAGAATCTGAAAGTTTGTAAGTGTTTAGATTAATTACCATAGACGCACAGTCGTGTGCTTCTTTAAATCTATCAGTTCCTGTTATTACACCCGCATTTAAATACATTATAGAAAGTGTACCTAATACACTCCCAACAGTAAAATCATGTTTTTCAGATGCTCTATTTTTAACTAGAGCATATGGAAATGTCATACCATCATTTGTAATTTTTTTAACTCCTAGTGCATTCAAAAACTCGTATTCAGCTTGTTCAAACACTTGTTTTCGTGTCAAGTGAACTAATTTTCTACTATTAACACGTACATGATCATCATATCTGTCCATATCTCCAAACATGTCTGCAAACATAAACATTAGATAAGCCTTTTTCAATTTCATTTCAGTTTTAGAATGAATTGAAGAATGACCTTTTATGACATTGTCACAAATGTCCATCATCATATGTAGCTCGGTATAAGCATTAGTTATAAAAGGATCATCCGGTGCTAAATGGTGCATGTGTTTTGATAAAAGAAGACCCTGATCAAACCAGTCTCCTCCACGAGTAGGAATTACTGTTTCATCTGTAACGAGTGTATTTAAAGCCCATAACCCTAAATGTTTCCATGTTAGACCTTTTAATCCAGAGTTTAGAATGTATTCTTCTGGATTTCTTCCTGGAGTTTTGTCATTATGGTTGTATACCAAGTGTTTTGTAGAATATCTTTCCTTGGAGTCTTGTACTTTGTATATTAACAAAGATGATCCCGGTTTGTCAAAGTATGATGCATTTGAAAATACTACTCTAGGTTTGTCGCCCGTGTCGGATGATGCTTCTAAAGGTGTTAAAGAGTGTTCGTACAATGTTTTGAAGAAGGATCCGCCTGGCTTTGAAGACTCTTCATCGTTTTTAAATGACATAACGGGAATTTGAAAAGTGTCCTCTGAATTTCCGTTTGCACAACACTTTGTTTGTTGGTATGCAAATGCAACTTCGCTGCATAAGAAACTCGTATCCGAGAAAGTTACAATGTTTTTATCGTCTGCACAACATTTTGCTTTGTCATAATTGTTCATAACACTCTTACAGCTGTCAACTGTGAAACCCAAGTTAAAAGCTAATGTTATCATTTTCGAGTTTTTTTTAATATACTATATTAAAAAAAAAAAACTATTTCCAGTATTGTATATGAAAATTTATACTGTATATATTTTTTACTGTCTAAATTTTATAATATCCAAATAGAATATATATAATAAACTATTATAGTTTATTATGTTTCTTACGTTGAAGTAAAATATAAATTTTTTTCAGTGCACTCAGTTTCATGCAATTGATTATGTGTAAAATAACGCCGTAACTAGAAGTTGTTTGTATAATGACAAACATATATGATTTCAGTAGGATCATACTTGAACGGAAACTGTTTCCCACCAATTTCCCATTGAGGAGGTAAATCGTTTCCCCAGTATGCAACTTGTACCATTTCTGTTTCTGTAACAGGATCCGTGAAAACTTTGATGACTCTTCCGTACGTTTCTTTGTTCCACGGAGAAGGTACGACCTGGTCTGGATAAAAAAATTTTTTGGTCATCGTCGTGTCTCTGTTGCCTTCAAATCGAACTCGCTTGGTCGTTGGGGACGTTGAGACACATGAGTGTGAAAGTACATTGTTTCATCGCTTACCCAACATAAGATACCCATGGTTTTCTTTGATGAAATAGTTGATCTATTCTAACTAAAATACGCGTTATATTTACATACCCAATAACACTCGTACATTTTTTTAGGGTATTTGTGAAACATGCTTGATCAGAAAGAGTTTTTGCACCCATTGTCGCAAATAACCAATCATGAAGTCCGGGACTTCCAGGAAGTGGAAGTTCCAATTCATAAGTTTCACAATATGTATTTTTAAAGTTTTCTGGTATTTTAAACATTATTTTTTAAAAATAAAAAAAATAATTGTTTTTAAAACTTATAAAACACAAAACAGTATGTAGCACACATGTAATTTAAAGTTAAATTTTTTTTTTCACAACTAATAAAAAAATGGAAGATGAAAGAAAGTTGTTTGAAGTATTCATGTCCTTGCACGGACACAAGGCAAAAATTTCCAACCGTCCAGTTGCTTACTTGATGAATAATAAGGACTGTATGAATCCAGACTTTCCGTTGGTAGTATGGGAAGAAACGAATCTTGTGTCTTATTTTGATCCCGATTCTAAAAGTTTTCAATGGCTTATGAAACAGTTTAAAAACTATGACTACGAAAAACAAGTTATATTATGTTTGTTTAAAGATAAAAAAACTCTAGTTTCCGAAGTTTTGCAAAAGTAAATGGAAAATGCTGTAGAGTTTTACAATCTTATTTCACCACTTGTTGATGAACAAAGTTTTTGCATGGACATAGAAAACATTTTCAATTTAAAAAAACACCCCATTTGTCCACCCAATCCTCGTAAACATCGTATATCTGCAGGAATAAAAAGAGTTGATGGTAAAATAGTTACATTTTTGTCGAAAGACAATCAAGAATCTAATTTTTCGTACAAGTTGATATTGTTTTTTATAATTTTATCTTTGGTTTATAAATTAAACGGGAGTAAACATACCTCATAACTGTTACCAATAGTTAAAAAGACATTCGAAATGCGTCAACCAAACGACAGTGACCCATACAGAAATATTTTTAAAAAATATTTGAAGGAGGAGCCAAGATTCAACTCCAAAATTATACTTTCGGGTGCTATTAAAATACCCGTAAAAATGCTACAGGAGCCACATTCTACAGTTTCAATCGGTTCCAGTATAAGTTTTTACAAGTTCACACATAAAAAATCGAACCTTGGTAGTTGATATTTTTTTTTTACTACTAAACAAATGAAATACTTACCTATTGATATTTGGAGTAAAATATTGGTATATGTAGATTTAAAGCAGAGAATTGAAATGTGTGATATTTTAGTCAAATCTGGAGGTGTAAAATTAGATGGTTCTATGTTTAACACTTATATGATTTTATTGGAACAGGGACATTACTCTGACACACTTTTTTACAGTAATGAAGATACAAGTTTCATAAAGTTTGATAATGATATATAAGTCAATTCGTTCCGGTGTTGTAAATAATATTTTTGTGTAAGAAAATGATTTCTTTTGTATTATTGGTGACCTCTTTTTTTAACTGGAAAAAGTTTCATGGTGTTATTCAAACATGTTCCGGGTGACGTTTGAATAGATATCCTGTTTTAAAAAAATTTATAAAGGAAGATGGTGGAATAAACATTTATGATTCTTTAAAGGTAAGTTTTGTCACTGGTCATAATCCTGACTTGTTGATTACAAAACCTCTTAAACGAATTGATTTGACAACGTATAAACATGAAGAAGATTTGCACGAACTGTTATTGTCTTACAATTTTAAAATAAAAGACGATTCTATAAGACAAAAAATGTGTAAAAAATGGTATGCACAAAGTTTTTGTACTAAGTACGTTAGTTATATGAATCAAGAATGTAGTAACGACTGTAAAAAAACAAAATGATTTTAAAGCACTAAATATGTGCTTCAAATGATGCAGGTTTTAAAAGTTGTTTCTGTTTCAATTTCTCAGTAAGTAAGTCGGCTCAATATTTGAAAAAATATCTTCATCTTTTTCTTTTTTTTTGTAAAATAATGTAAAACAACAAAATAGTTTTTCTAACATTTTTGTTTAGTATTAAAAAAATTATATAAATCAAATTTTAAACTATAAGAACTTATTGAATATATTTTAAAAATAAAATGATCGACATATTGAGAAAAAATCCAAGTTATGAATTGGAACTTAGAATAGGAATTTTTGAGAATGGAAAGTTTCAATCTGGAATAAATTATGAACTATTCTTGGAAATATATAAAGATTTAATGACATGTGAATCTATAGAAAAATCTGAACCTTGGAGTGAGGTAATGGATGTATTTTTTAATTTAAATGGAGAAGAGTATAGAACAAGAGTAAGTTATCCAAACGATACTATGAAAATAAGTAGTGAAACTATAATAAAAAAGAAAAAGAAACAATGTCATGTCGAATTAGAAGACAAATATAACTTTAGAGTTTCTGTTTCTGAAGAAAAAATAGTCTTTAATGAAAAAGTACCTTATATAGTAAATCCGACATATGTAAGACTTAAACATACTAAAACTTTTTATATAACCAACGAAAGTAATATAAAATATTGGAGAATTGATCTTGGTAAAACTTGGGGAGCTGCTACTCGAACTGAAGTAGAAGAAAAACAACACAGTGAATCCCCAACTTATGAAGTGGAATGCGAGCTAATGAATGCAGAAAACTACTTGAGAAAAAAGACAGACGAAGAAACTTTAAAATCAATAATTACTAAAGGTTTATCTATTCTCGGAGTACCAGAATGTCCTTACAAAACATTTTACTAACATTTAACAACATTATAATAAAATTTTACATCTTTTTTGTTTATTTTGGAAACCTTTAAAACATTTTTTTTGTTACAATATTTTTCAAAACTTGTGAAAAAGTGTTGTTCGTTTTTAAAAATATTGTTTTCTGTTCTAGATTTTACAGTAAAATCTTCTAGTAGTTTTAGATGAGTATTTTTAGTATTTATTTCTTCTTGTACTTTAACATTGTCTTCTTCTTGTACTTTAACATTGTCTTCTTCTTGTACTTTAACATTGTCTTCTTCTTGTACTTTAACATTGTCTTCTTCTTGTACTTTAACATTGTCTTC